ATTATTCTTCAAATATAGATTACATTTAAAAATATATGGAGAGGATTTTGAAGAAGACTGGAAAAAAGGATATCAGTTTAAAACAAAATCTTGTTATTTTGATGGATTTCCAAAAGAAAAATATTATATCAAATATATTAAATGATACTAGATTTTCTCAAAAATTATTATACCAATTTCATTTATAAATAATTAGATTAGAAAGTTTAAAGTTAATCCAAAGATATTTATGAAATCTTTGTTATCTGTTATTTATTTTCTTTTTTGTTTTTTTCTTTTTTATATTAATATTTAATTCTAATTTAGGTATATTTACATTATCTTGAACAAAACCAAAATAAAAAGTTATCTGATTATTTAAAGAATATAAAAAATAGTAAACAAAAATTCTTATAATAATATTAAATTTTTTTAAAAATTATTTTTTAAAATTGTATAGATTTATTAAATAATTGATTATTGATGTGATGTGGCTTTTTTTATATCATCTATATTGTAGACGATTCAATGTTTCCCATGGATTAATAATACTTCTTTCACCATGATTTATTCTAGGTGAAGGAGGTGATAATGATCGTGGTCTTCGAGTCATTCTTCTTATAGAAATATTTGAAATGGAATTTGTTCTGGAAGGATGATCGAATCTTAATGCTGTTGTTATTGTTGTTACTGTAGTTCCAGGATATTGATCTTCAATAATTTTTTTAAGATTTAGGTTAGGTACGATAATAGGTTCACATAATTGTCCGGATACTGGATCTTTAAACTTACCATTTTTTAGATTATTTATCATCCAAATTTTCAATGCACTTAATTCGTATGTTTGTCCACTCAGAGTATTTACGGGTTCAATAAATCTTTCTTTGGTTATAGGACATATAAGATTATCCATTTAAGATTTGAAAAGAATATATAAAAAAAAAATAAACTCATAAAATATATATTTTTTTAAATATCATAATTTTATATTTTCTTAATGAACAGCATGCCTGGTATATATCGTTTAAAAACAAAATATAAATTTAGATTTGTGAATAAAAATATGAATGATTTAAATAATGAAATTGAAAAAAAAAGATCTAATATAAATAAATCAGATATAAAATTATTAGATAATTATAGTTTAAATTTAGCTACTAATGTATTTGAAAATATAGATAAACTTATGAAGAAAATTTTAAATCTTGACAGATGTTTAGAAAAAACTTTAGAAATGAATAAAATTAATGAAAATAAAATAAAAAGATTAAATGAAATTATATATTTAAAATTAGAAAAAATCATGATGATTATTGTATAAAATGTAACAATAAATTGGATTTTCCAAATTTTTCAATTTTCGATTGCTTTCATCCTATATGTAATACTTGTAAATTGATATCGCGCGAAAAAAATGGTGATCAACGATTTTGTAATATATGTAATCGTTTTTCCGATATAATAAAAATTTCATAGATTTAGTAAATTTTTTATGAGATTAACTTTTTTTTGTTTTTCTTGTTGTTTTGATTTTATTTTTTTTAGACAACATTTTTTTAAATGTATTTTTAAATGTTTTATTACTTTTATTGGAAATAGATTTTACAAAATTATTTATACTATTTTGTATAGTATATTCATTTAGATATGACAAAAAAATATTATTTAATTTCGTTGGTAAATTATGATAAGATAATGAACTTAAATCATAGATTTTTTGTGGCTTTCCTTGTTTATAATTTTTACAATCCAATGATCTAAGATGTTCTGTATACGGATTTTTTTTTTTGGTATATAGGTATATTTTATTTTTTTTTTGATCTAAATCACATAGCTTGATAGCTGCTATTTTGCCTGATTCGCATGCACTTTCCATTGAGAAGCATCCAGTAGATGTATTAGTATAGGATCCTCCAACGATCAAATTCGAAATTGGTGTATTACTTAAGGGTCTATTTTCTATTGTTTTAACATTATTTGCCCATTTTGGTTCAAAAGTTTTAATTCCATTTTTATTAAATTTATAAGAATCCCACATCTTAAAATCTATTATTTTAATATCATTTATACTTTTTCCTTTGTCAATGCAGATATTTTGTGAAAAGTCTTTATCATTGATTAGTTGATTCCATGCCTCAATTTCAATTTCTTTTCTTGTACATTTACTCCATGGTTTTTTTATCAAATTTCCTTTAACATAAGGTTCGCAGATACCTACAGATATAACCTCTTTTATATTTTTTTTACAATATTTATTAAGATATTTATCTCCCCAAATATGTCCAGTTGGTAAAACCATTAATAACCATGGTGTATTTGGTAAATAAGCTAATGTATTTTCATTAGCAAGAAATATTTTACGATCTAAATAATAGTAAATAGATAGTTGTATTTGATAACCATTATTTTTGACATTATTTATTTTTTTCCAATATTTTGGATAAACTTTTTTATAGGGTCGTAAAAATTTTTCTAAAATTTCCGGACCTGTGCAATTTATGTAATAATCGCCTTTAAGATTATATGGCTTTTTATTTTTTGTTTTTACTTGTATATTTTGGATTTTCGAATTTTTAATATTTAATTTTTGGACAGTAGTATTATTTAATATTGTAACACCATTTTTAATCAAAAATTTTTTCCAAGGATCAAACCAAGCATAATTTGTTGGATATTTTGTAATACTAAAATTATAAGAATTGTTAATATTATACAAATACATTTCAAAGAAATATAAAGTATCATAGACACTAGCAAAATGATAATCAAAGCCTAAATAAGGACCAACTATTTTTCCAATTGTATCTTCAGCTTCTTTCGATAAATTCAATTCATTAATCAAATCAATCAATTTTACATGTGAAAAATTTTCTATATTTCTTTCATTACACGATAGAGCATAGTTTAATATAATTGGAATGATTTTCATTTTATCATTCATATTAGGATTATTCATTATATCGTTATGTTTTGGTATTTTTTTATCACATGTCTTTTTGCCTCCTTCCAGATTAGTAAGTTGATTAAATACTTTTTCTTTATTATTGAAAGGTATTTTTTTCATTACATCAAATACATTTTGGTACCATTTACCATAAGCTCTCCAACTATATTCATATGGACAAATCTTATTTTCTTCATTTTGATAGGTACGAGCTAATCCACCTAAAATATCATTTCTTTCAATAAGTATAATGTCGTAATTTTTATTTAATAATTCATGAGCGGAAGTCATACCAGCAATTCCTCCGCCAATAATGATTATTTTTTTTTTCATTCTATTAATATATATCGATATATTTTTAAAATAAAATTTTTGAATATATATCTCAAAAGAAATATTTTAATAATAGTTTTATTAAATATTTAAAATTTAAGATATATTTATTTTTATGATAAAAAATAATAAATGAATAGGAATCTATTTTATTATTAGGTGTAATCGCTTAAAAAATAAAACAAAAAATTTATTTAAGTAATTTTAATCTTAAAACTTCTTCATCTATCCATGTTTCTGTAATACTATTTTCACAAAAAAGATCAACTAGATATAAGCATTCTGAATTGCCTCTAAATGACTCATTTGCAATTTCTTTACAAAATAATCTTCTATCTAAAATTTTTTCATCATTTTCGTTTTTCTTATAAATAGACCAATCTGGATCAATTAATCTTATAAATGAGGTGATGGCACATTCGGTCACAATTGACTTCCAAATTTTACTATGATTTAATTCATATATTTTATCTATAATTATCCTGAAAACATCTTCTGGAATAAATATATCCATGTTTTGAAAATAAGAACATTTTTTATTTTCCGTATTTAATCGTATATTAAATATTTATTGGATAATTTATATTTTAAAATCTCATTAAATATATATATGTTTGTATCTAAAAATATTTCAAAAAAAAATTCAATCAATAAAATAAACAAAATAACAAAAAAAAATATATAATGGTTATTATTTTGTATCGCCAAGGTTATTTTTCCCATTCAGTGATTCTGAAAATATCTGGAAAAATGCCACTGATCCTGTTCTTTTGACGATCGTAAGTTCTGGCTATATAGAAAATTCTAAAAAATTAGTTCCAAAAATTGATAGATCATTAACTTTTTTTATTGAACCAAAATATATATCTGATAAGGATTATATTAAATTAAAAAAAAATAATAAAATTGTATTTGTTAAAGATGGTGATAAAAAAATAAAAATGGATCCTAATTTTGAAAATTATATTTTTAATTTTGATAACAAAAAAAAACGTTTTTCATTGAATTGGACATGGTCTGGTACATGCCAAAATTGTATTGAAAATCCAAGTAAAGAATTTAAACAATCTTTTAATGGCGGAATTTTAAAAATATCTGGGAAATCATCTGGAAAATCCGAATTTGATAAAATGAAAACGTCATTACTTATTAATAAATCTAAATTTATTAAATTACCTAATCAAAAGGATTTTTTAATCACAATTAATAACATAAGATATTCTATATCCAAATTATTCAATTTAAATACAAATGAGATTGATTTAATTTTAGCTTGGAAAAAACCACAATTAGAAAAAAAAAAAATTTATGTTGGCAAAGGTGATGAATTAATAAATTTACTAATAAATAATAAAAAAATATGCAAAGAATTAGATAACATTCAACCCAAACTAAATAATAAAAAAATAATAGTCAATGTTACATTAGGAACACGATCTAAAGAAAATGATATTATTAGTCAAAAAACTAAACAAATTGCTATTAACAATAAAGAAAAATATGCATTATATGTTAAAGATTCTACAAGGAAATTAGCTATGTTTACTCCATTTAAAGAATTTATAATGGATAAAAAACTTATATAAGGATTTTGAAAAGATAATATATTAAATGAATAAATTTAATGAATTCACTCCGTTTATTTTGATAGCAAGGATCCATGTTAAAGAAAATTATTTAAATGAATATTTACAATTAGCAGAAAAAACTGATGATCTAGTGAAAACTACTGAGCCAGGAATGCTACATCATACTTTTGATCAAGATCCTAATGATAATTTATCTTTTACATGGTCTGAAGTTTATCAAAATGATGAAGCTTTTATAAAACATCTTAATAATCCAATAATTAAAGAATATTTGGACAAACATAATGAATATGGAGATGGTTTCAGCGTTGAAGTATATGGAACTGTTGGTGAAAAATGCTTAAATATTATGAAAGGAACTGGGTTGCCATTAAAGATTTTTAATACTAAATATGGATATTCAAGAGTAAATGAAGAAACATAATTTTATATATTTTTTTTTTTTTTTAAAGTAATTTGACATATTTCGTATGGATAATATTTCCATCTATGAAGATCTCTCAAATGAATAATTACATCAAAATTATTTTCCATTGATATTGTATTTATAATTATGGATGGTGTTAAAGTTTTATGAATATTTTTTAAGGAAGATAATTGGTTATTATTTGGATCATGATTTTTTAGAAGATCATAATCTAAATGAATGGTACAAATTGTATCATCATTATAAAGAATTTTAATAATTTTTTCATAAATTCCTTTTTCATCATATATTGTTCCTATTGTTCCTATTCTTGAAGAAGATCCAAAATAATTTCCTCTAAAGTATATTTCATCTTTATTAATATTTTCCTTATATAATTGATAATCTTCCCAAATATTTTGATTATTTTTAATTTTTATTTTATACATTTAATAGTTTATGTTTATTTTTTTTTAATGAATTTATTTTAATCAATTTTATAAATTATTTATGTATTTTGATTTGAATAATACCCATCTTTTATTTTAGCATTAATTTCTATAAGTGAATCCTTGGGTAAGATTTCTAAAGGTACTTGTTCTTGTTTAATAATTTTGATACCAATATCTTTTAATGCATCAGATTTTTCATTACTCATCGATAGCCATAAATCTATTGTTTCAATTCCCAGCCATAAAAATATATCAGGCATTAATTTTTGAACACGCGCATCCCGAACTCCACAATAATTTTCGGTATTGCTGAAATATTTATCTTCATCATCTCCACCTTTCTGATTTTTCCGTCCATTATAAACAGAAAACTTAATTACTTCTCCCAATGATCTCCCTTCTTTTCGATTATACACAATAATTCCTAAATCTCCATTTTGTGCATATTTTACTGCTTCTTGTATCGAAAACATTAAATATGGTCTGCAACTACAAATATGACTTCCGAATACATCTGACCCATTGCATTCATCGTGAACCCTGCTTGCAACTTTCGTATAATTATTTAAATCTCCAAATAAATATATTGTACTTCCTCCAATGGGAGGAAAATATAAAGGTTTTTTAGCATCTAATAGATCAGGATTATTATAATATTTAAATAATTTTTTACGGAAATATGATTCATCTATATTTAATCTTATACTTATGTTAGGAATATCCCAAACTTGTTCTATTGCAATTTTAATGCAATTAATACTACCATCATTATTAACTATATTTCCATCGCGTTTACATTTTAAGAGTTCGGGTATTGTCATTTTTGTTTTTACAGCGGATATTGTTGGTATTTTGCTAATCATTCCGTTTGGATTAAAAGTTATGATTCGTTCCCAATTTTTATTTTTTTTTATTTGTATTGGATTTCTATGTATATATTTTTTGTTTCTTTTAATATTTGTTTTATGAATTGATTCAGTTAGTGCATAATATGCCGAATTATTACCACCATAATTTCCAGTATATTTATTTAAATTTATCAAATTTTCAATTCGATCCATAAAATAACTATAGTCAAACAAATAAAATAAAATTATGAAATTTAAAAAAACATTTTCACAAAATTCGATTAAAAAAAAAAAATTTGAATCAAGTTTTTAATCATGTAATAAACACATTAAAAAAAAAATGACATCATTTAAGAAAAAAAACATGAATGAAAAAATTCCAGTTACTATTTTGACTGGATATTTAGGTTCGGGTAAAACAACATTTGTAAATTATCTTTTAAAAGAAAATCATGGTTATAAATTTGCTATTATTGAAAATGAATTTGGTGAAGTTGGAATTGATGATGGATTAGTACTCCAAACAGATGAAGAAATTATTGAAATGATGAATGGTTGTATTTGTTGTACAGTTCGTGAAGATTTAATAGATACAATAAAAAAATTAATTACTACAAAAAGGAAAAAATTTAATCACATTATTATTGAAACAACAGGATTAGCAGATCCTGCCCCAGTGGCACAAACATTTTTCGTAGATGAAACTATGGCGAGTTTGTGTAGACTTGATTCAATCATTACATTCATTGATGCCAAATTTACAGTTCAGCATCTAGATGAAGAAAAACCAGAAGGAGTAGAAAATGAAGCTCATGAACAAGTAGCATTTGCAGATGTCTTAATTTTGAATAAAACTGATTTGGTATCATCTGAACAATTAGAAATAACTAAAAAAAGGTTGAAAAGTATTAATGTTCATGCTCCAATTATTGAATCTCAATATAGTAGGGTTCCTATCGATAAAGTTATAGATATTAAAGCGTTTGATTTGGATAAAACATTAGCTATGGATGATGGATTTCTAGATATTGAATCTGAACATCAACATGATAGCAGTATTACATCATTTGGTATTCATATTGAAGGCGAATTTGTTATGGAAAAACTGAACAAATGGCTTCAAACCTTAATGATAGAAAAAGGAACCGATTTATATAGATCAAAAGGGATTCTAGCAATTTTAGATGAAGACGATAAATATGTATTTCAAGCTGTTCATATGATTTTGAATATTGGTTCATCATCTGACTTTGGAATGAAACACAAACCATGGCGTGAAAATGAAAAACGAATCAATAAATTCTGTTTTATCGGTAAAAATCTTGATAAACAACAGATGATTTCAGATCTTAAAGATTGTATTTTTGATGGTAAACTTCCTGAACCAGGTCCGATTCCAACTGATAAACTTAGATTTAAAATTGGGGACCGAGTAGAATGTAGAAGAACAAAATGGGAAAAAGGAGTAATTACCGAATTATGGTATCGCGAGGATTTATGGGAAACTGGTCGATATGCACCTTATCAAGTTCTATTGGATAATGATGACCTAATTTGGAGTCCACGAGATTCTAATATTTTTATCCGAAAAGTTGAGCAAAATAAAAATAAAGAAAATATTAGTAATGAAAAGTCAACAATAGTAAATTAATAATTATATGATTTTATTAAAAAAAATATTTTTTTTATCAAAAATTATTTAAAAATTTATGGTTATGTAAAATTATGTGTAGTAAAAATAATGAAAAATGGTCAGAATTGATTGAAATATGTTATGATAAAATACAATTGTGTCATGCACCATATACAAATTTTCCAATTTCAGCATGTCTGGAATTAGAAAATGGTACACGTTTTAGTGGTGTTAATATTGAATCAAGTAATTATTCACAATTCATTTGTGCAACAACAGTTGCTATTGGGAAAATGATAACTGAAACCAATAAAAATGAACGTAACATTGTTAAGATAGCAATTTATTTTACTAAAAGATTACAGGAACCCTCTAGTTCTTGTAAACAGCTTTTGTCTGAATTTTCTAAAAATGGAAACTGCACTATCTATTGTTTTAATTCCTTAGGAAGAAATAAAAAATATAAATTAAAAAATTCCATCCATCATTAAATTAAAAATGAATATTTAATCCGATTATTTTTTTTTTTTCCGTCTTATTATCATGTTCCTTTTCAATATTTTCTATATTAATTATTTGCAATCTTAAAAATATATTGTAATTTAAAATAAAAATTATTACGAATATAAATATACCTATACTTAGATATTTTCCTCCTAAATTAATTGTTGCATCTATAGTAATACAATCTTTCTTATTAGAAAAATGAGTTAATAAACTACATAAATATTGAAAATCTCTTTTTATTATATATTGCGAAACTCTATTGATTTCAAATATTCCTCCTAATGCCCCAAGTATTAGGAAATCAAGTGCCGACCAAGAAAATAATATCCTCAGTACTTTACACATAAAATTAATAGTAAACATATAATTTATTGGTATAATCCAAAATATTATACATAATATTACAAATAAAACAGGAAATATAATTGTAACTAAAAATATAATAATCGAAATTATCATAAATGAATTATTTATTGACTCCAAATCGCCTAAATTAACTATTAATTCCCATAATGTAAATTTTTTTTTTGAAATAAAATCACCTAATGCACCACCAACATTAAATTCACATATTGATTCTATAAATATGAATGAATAAAAGTATAAAAATCCAATTACCAAAATAATATTAAAAATAAATAACTTTTTATAATCACTAACTATCTTTTTTTTTTTTAATTCCATTTTTTTTTTATAGTCTAATTGGGAAAAATCATATACAGCAAATTCCAAAAATAATTGACCCACAATTTGAAGAATAATTGATGATAAAGAAGTACATATTATATTTTTAATTGGAATTATACTATTGATCATTATATTGAAATTTTTACTTATTTCAATATTGTTATTTAATATTAAAATAAAATATGAAATAAATACCAAATTAGCAATAAAAATATGTCCTAATAAATCAATAATAAATAATATTCTCCATCTTTTTATTTTTGATATTTTAAGATATTTTGTCCAAAATAATATTAAAATTATACACTTTAATATAGGTATTATTGTTGATAATATTATTGATATAACTATTGTATATGCCTTCGAATTCCAAAAATCCCTAACAATATCTGAAAATGTTAATTCAAATAATTCTCTATCCACTAAATTATTTTGATCAAATTCTATTGTTAATAAAACATCCACCAATTGAAATTGGGTCCCAAATATTA